CAAGCAGGGTAAGCCAATGTATTCGTCTGGCAAGCTCGTAGAAATGGGCCATAAGGTTGGAGCTGACTATATTGTTATGTCAGACTATCCTGGCGAGCCTGCTCGTAAGACTATCGAAGCTGCAATCGATCTAGCTCCTCGGTTCCGTGAGAACGGCTTTGGCACTTTCTTTGTTCCTCAGGCAGAGATTGGTAACGTTGAAGGTGTGCTGGATGCCTTTGCTTGGGCCGCTACTGCTCCTGAGGTTGACTATATCGGTGTGTCAATCCTTACTGCACCTAATATGTTTGGTGTTGAGAAGGGTAACAACCTACAGCGCTTCTTGTCTCGTTGGAAGCTGATGCAGCTTCTTGAGAACCGAGGCACTCTTGATAAGATTGCTGAGTATGGCAAGAAGGTTCACTTCCTTGGAATGGTCGATGGTCCTAATGAGATCAATCTTGTAGCTCGTTGGCTTGAATATATCGACACATGGGATAGTTCTGCTGCAGTATGGGCTGCAATGTGTGGGATTGAGTTTGATGGCTCGCCTACAGGCTTGATTAACGGTAAGAATGAGATCGAGGTTGACTTTGATCACAATTCTGCTACAATTGGCCAGATTGCCTCTGCAATGAAGAATATCCGTTACGTCGATGAACAACTGGAGTGGCCTTATGGCAAATATGTCTAAGTACAAGTATCATGAGGACGAGATCCTCAAAGAGCTTACCGACTACATTGAGTCTACGTATGGTGAGCACTACGCTACCGATAAGCTGCAGACTATTGACATCTGGGAGGCTCTTGGCATTGCTCAAGAGTCTTGCCAGTCTAATGTTATCAAGTATGCTATGCGCTATGGTAAGAAGGGTGGCTACAACAAAAAAGACTTGATGAAAATCCTTCACTACACTATCCTGTGGTGGCATTACACACAATTTGAGGAAAATAATAAATGAGTATGAAGAATATTGCAGACAATCGATCCACTTCTAAACTGACTGGGGTTCATCCTCAGGACGTTCAGCCTAACGCTGTAGACTTGCGTCTTGGTAAGGTGCTTTGGATTGCGTCTAATATGTTTACTATTGATGAAGAACGTAAGATTCACCGTGGCACGGTAGATATGAGGCTTGATGATGAAGGATACTACAGACTCGAACCAGGACACTATGAAGTTGTCATGGAGAACAAGATTACAGTCGGCGATGGTGAAGCTGGTTGGGTTATTACTCGTTCTACCCTTAATCGTAATGGGGTATTTCTTACTTCAGGTCTCTATGATACTGGTTATTCCGGTGTTATGGCTGGTGTTATGCATGTCACTATTGGTCCTATGCGCATTAAGCCTGGTACGCGTATCGGTCAATATCTTACGTTTGACGCCCAAGCCCTCCACAAGTATGACGGAGATTATGGAGACGGCAAGCAACACGATAAAAAGTATGGCTAATGATAAAAGGTGACTTTAACCATTGTACAACTCTAGAACAATTCTATAGTGAGATTGTTAGAGTTCAAACAGAAGCTCATGGCAAGTTCTATACTTGCCATCATGCGCTGCTGCAGGCTCCAAAATATATTGAGCTGGTTGACATTACACTTAACAACTTTAACGAGTATCGACATTTGTTTGAGAAGTTTGCACAAGATAATGATGTACTTCTATCTGTTAAAGAGATTGGGTCAACCGATCCTTCTCTTGAGATTACAGAGTGTGACTTGCTATTTGTAGACAGTCTGCATCACGCTTGGCATGTTGAACAAGAGTTGAGACTACATGCTCCTAAGACAAACAAGTATATTGTGATTCATGATACTGGTGACAGACCTATGAATCATGCAACAGCTATTAATGTGCTGATGCCTATGGGCTGGAAAGAAGTCAAGCACGATCTTCGAGGTCATGGCCATTCAGTTTTCAAGAGGTAATAATGTTCAGCGTTGAGCATGAATTTGATAGCACAACTGTAACCATACTTGATGACAGCGGCGATGAAGAAGATGTTGCTGTTATTCTTTTTGACGATGTTGTTTACATTCGACAGTACTTAGCGGATACTGATGCTGCAGCCATTATCTCGATGACACCCAAGATGTTCAATGAGCTAATGGCTGCATGGAATTCTGCTGATGGTTCTTACGTTATGAGGAAGTAATGGGAAAGCACATTAAAACACAACTAGACTATGACATGATTGCTAAGTTTGCAAAAGAGCTGCACAAGCTAGATCCAACCAATGATGTTTTACAACATTATCTGGCGATGGATAATTTTGAAGGCGGAGAATTGAGAAAAGCTATCAAATAGCTGTTGACTTCATCGCAACAGTGTACTATATTAAGTACACAAGCGAAGGAGAGCTGAGATGACCAAAGAGAAGATGATCCAGAATGTTGTTGAACAGTATGCGTTTGGTACTTGGGCAACCGTCAAGATGATCCTCGAAGATATGTTCGATGCTTCGGGTGTTGCGTATGGTGCTCAGTACTTCGTTGAGTTGAAAGAGGAGATGTTTAAGTGATCACATACACTGTCTATGAAACCACTACACGGGATCCTTCTAAGGCTCTGAAAGTCAGACGGCCAGTTGCTCACTACAGTGACTATTCGCTGTTGATCGATCACTGGTTTCAAGATATACTTGCTGGCACTCACACCTTTATGAAAGTTCAAGAGGATAACGTAGAATGACTGGATGGGTCATAAAGACCGAGTTTATCACAGATGCTCCACTGGAGCATGGTAACTGGTCGACGGCCGTTTTCGAGACTGAGGCAGAAGCAATGTCTTGGTGGAATGCTAAAGATGTTCGATCTGTTTATAAAAAAATGTTGACTTTAACCAACCCCGATGGTAAAGTCGTAGACCAAAGAGTAGTGAAATAGGAGAATCTAGATGAGCAATCAACGTGCAGGCAAGACTCACCGCGCTGCTGCTAGCGATAACACTAACGACATGCGTATGCGTAACTTCTTCCGTACTTGTGCAGAGTTGTTTAGTGACAACGAAGATGTTTCCCTCTTCTGTGAGACTATCATGGAAGAGTATAACGCTGGTCGTCAACTGCCTAGCAACCCTAAAGATATTCAACGATTGTTTGGTGTCTGATGGAACAGCTACCTATTCAGCTCGACTGCTTCCTGATGACTTGGGGTTTCTTTGAGAATGATAAGATGCCTGGGGCTGAGTTACATGCCCCAGTGCACACTCCTGTAGAGAAAGGCTATCCTAAGCCATCTGGTTGGATGCCATCGTTCAAAGGTGAAGAGCCACCATTCTGACCATCCTAGGCCCAGCAGTTGCTGGGCCTTTTCTTTATAAATAGGCCTGCAAGTGAGTTTTATAGCAGGTATCAAATGATTAAGACATTATTGTATTCGTTTGGAATATTAGTGGTTTTGGCAAACTTTGCTCAAGCACAAACTGCACCATGTCCAGAAGGTTATATTTGTACAATAGCTGATACAGATAGTACTGTAACCACCAATGGTGAAACTACAACAAATATCAATTCCCCACCACCATCCGCAATAGCACCTGCTTTGAACATGTCGAACAGTGATTTGTGCACTGTTGGCGTTTCCGGTGCTGTTCAAACACAAATCCTCGGCATCTCTGCTGCTAAGACTGTAAGAGATATGAATTGTGAAAAGTTAAAGAATGCTAAGACATTATACGACATGGGTATGAAAGTCGCAGCCGTATCAACAATGTGTCAAGATCCTAGAATATTTCAAGCTATGATGGATGCTGGAACACCTTGTCCTTTTCAAGGGATGATCGGATCGGAAGCAAAAATAGCATGGGAAGCTAATCCAGACAAAGTTCCAGGAGATAACAATGGAAAGATTTTCAACATGGATCCGTCTACCAAGTCAACTGTATATGGTGGCGGGTTTGTTCTTCTATTGCTTCTCGGCCTTGCCGGCGGCATCTGAGATCATAACTGGACGGACGAGCAATGCTGCAGCAGATGCACTTCAATGGACAATGGAGAGTATACTACCGCCTCAAGCAGGGCTGTCTATCAATGGATTAATATACAGATACACTATAACCAAAGATCCTGACACCGATGCTTGGGTTACGATCCAGAATGAAAATGCTAACGGTGATGGATATGTTCTCAGCTATACTGATGATTGGTCGCAGTTACCTGGAAACACTCTAAGTAGGTTTTTGTCGTTTGGCGATATACCTTCAGCGTCTATGGGTGATGGATCAATATTTGTTACAGGTGATGGCACACTTTCCGATGTAAACGTAGGTTATAATTTTAAGTTTGACACTTGTATAGTGCCATTGAGTGACCCAAGCTGTCCTGGATTCAAAGATGCTTTGCATCAATGGCTTTTAGATAATGGACTGTTAGATAATAGTGTTGATGTAAACGATCCTTACTA